AAGGTAGGCGGTGAAACGGGCATAGATATTTTCCCAAGAGGTAGCGATAAGTCGCAGATACTAAGAGATTTTGATCCAAAAAATGATATACTGCATTTCTTTGGCGATGCAATGCATCCAGAAGGAAATGATTATCCATTAAAGAAAGTAATCATTGACAACGACCTCGGACACTGCTATAATGTAAGAGACTATAAAGAAACTTGGAAGATATTAAAAGAAGAATTTGAATGGATGATTTAAAATTTATGACAGCGGGTGATTTTATTACAGGTCAACAAGAAATACATCGCATAGGATTTGCCTGCAAATACATGCACCCGGATCAAACGCAGAAGAAGAAACTGCTAGAAGAAATTCAGCGTCCACTTAATACACGTTCGACCACAGTTAGATGGTTAAATAATCAGACAAAGGAAGTTGCTGAGCAACGACTTTGGGATATTATGGTTCACAATATACAATCATATATGAACCTTATCAATTACGTTGGAGAATTACCTAATGATCTTAGAATGGTTAGGTTGGGCAGTGATGTCCTTCCTGTTTATACTCAGCACGAGTGGAGTTATTTTTGGCGCAAGCCTGACGTGGTCGATTATTGCGAGAAAAACTTTGCCCGTGTCGGAGATAGAGCAAGGGACCTTGATGTTAGGGTTAGTATGCATCCTGGGCAATTTACTGTTCTTGCTAGTGATAATCCAGGGATTGTTGAGAGGAGCATAGAAGAATTTGAATATCACACCGATGTCTTCCGCTGGATGGGATACGGCAAGTCCTTCCAAGATGCAAAATGTAATGTCCACATATCAGGCAGGCAAGGTCCAGCCGGTATACAAGCAGTCCTCCCAAGATTATCTCAAGAGGCGCGAAACATTATTACGATCGAGAACGACGAAATGTCGTGGGGTATTGACGCAAGCCTCGAACTTGCAAACGACCTCGCCCTCGTTCTTGACATACACCATCACTGGGTCGCTAGTGGTGAATACATTCAACCCACCGACGATAGATTTCTACGCATAGTAGATAGTTGGCGTGGTGTGCGTCCTGTGATACATTACAGCGTATCACGTGAAGATCTACTTGTAGGTCACAATCCAAACACTTTACCTAATATGGAGGAATTACTTGAACAAGGATTCAAAAAACAGAAACTACGTGCTCATAGTGACTTTATGTGGAATGGGGCTGTTAACGATTGGGCTTTGTCTTTCCGTGACTCCGCAGATATAATGGTAGAAAGTAAGGCTAAGAACTTAGCCAGTATCGCACTTTGCGAATATGATCAGCAATATGCATAAATAATTATAATGCTAAAAGAACTAAAAGATATTATTACAGAGGCAGAATCCAGCCGAGAAACATTGGTTCTGGAAAAACTTCCATATGATAGAACAGCACTTGAACCTGTGATGAGTAAGGATTCTGTTGATTTACATTACGGTGTTCTTTCAAAAGGATATGTTGATCGCTATAACAATAAAGAAGGCGATGATGCATTTAACTATGGTGGCGCGGTATTGCACAATTTATATTGGCAATCGCTACAGGCACCTAGTTCTGCAAACAGACCTTCAGGAGCATCCGAAGAACTTATTAACGATAAGTTTGGATCATACCAAAAATTTAAAGAACAATTTATAGCCAAGGCAAAGGAACTGCAAGGTTCCGGTTGGTGTTATATGGATGTCAAGGGAAAGATTGGTATCATACCCAATCAAGGTTTCAAACAGGGAATGAGAATTGCACTGGCAGTTGACATGTGGGAACACTCTTATCTGCTTGACACTACCAAGGACAAGTATCTAGATAACATATGGCGAATAATTAATTGGTCAATAATCAACGATAGACTACAAGGAGAATAACATGTTTACATGGTTGAAAAAGATTTTCGTGCCTGTTGAAAATGTATTAGTATTAGACAAGCAGATAATCAAAAAGAAATCAGAACTAACAGCAATGTCAAAAGTAAAACTTGAAGAACTAGGTCGTGCTTATGATGTTGAATTAGACCGTAGATTAACTAAAGCAAAACTGGTTGATCAATTATGGAAAGTAGTAAAACCTAAAAAATAAGGAGAACACTATGGTAGATAAATTTAAAGGCTGGGTAGCAAAACGTTTTACAGAAAGAACATCTTGGGACGGAGCAATGCTTGTGTTACTAGGAGTTTTAGTATTAATTGCTAAGCCAATTGCAGGCTTACTTGCATATGCGGCTATCGCATATGGTGCTTGGACTATTTGGAAGAGTGAATAGTGAATGCCAGACGCAGTAAATCTTACAGATTCTGCAATTAAGCACATGGAAGGCTTAATTGAAAAGACCGGCAAGCCCATCGTTCGACTACAAATGAAGGGTGGTGGGTGTGCTGGATTTTCATATGACTGGCAGATGAGCGATTCCAAAGAATTAGATGACGAAATTGTAAAACTTCCTAATGGTGAATTTGCTATTGACAGTGCAAGTTTACTATATCTATTAGGAACTGAAATAGACTATGTAGAAGAAGTCTTTGGTTCTTACCTATCTATAAAAAATCCCAACTCAACATCAAGTTGTGGCTGCGGCGAAAGCGTAGGCTTTTAATATTTAGAAATACTTAAATTAGAACCAGCAGGCATATCCCATATTTGCTTGTTCTCAACTCCCTTGCGCTGTGCAAAACGCTTGGCATCACAATTACTACAAACATGAAAATATTCATTACTCAACCGTACTCTGTTGATGTTTTTTAAATCCCTGGTAAATACAGTATCACAATTGTCACACTGGAGTTTCACTACAGTTTTAGTACGCTTATAAACGTGCTTTTTACCGTGTTTGCTCTTACGTGTGTGTTGAGTAATCTTTTGTTCTGTATTTAAAAACATAGTATAGTATTTACTATTTTACATTAGGCTTATAGAATGAATTGATAAATATTAGTGTGAAAAGGTAACTCCTAGGGGATAAAATGGCAAGAAAAGTTATTGATGTCGGTGCAGTTGGTAATGACGGAACCGGCGATAGTATTAGAAATTCGTTTAGTAAAGTAAACGATAACTTTAGAGAATTATATAGTTCACTAGGACTAGGTGAACGTTTAACATTTATAGGGTTAGACGATACTCCATCATCATTCCTAGGACAAGAAGGTGCTGTAGTATCAGTTAACCCAACGACCGATGCCCTTCAGTTTAAACAGATTACTGGTGGTATTGGTGTTAGTATTGACACTACCAGTAACTCCAATCAGATTATTGTTAACACAGAATTTTCAGAAATTTCAGGTGACACATCACCACAACTTGGTGGCGATCTTTCAGTTCAATCAGGCGGTAATACTTATAAGATCAAGGATCTTGCAACTCCAACTGAAGATACCCAAGCATCAAACAAAAATTACACTGACTCAAAACTTTCACGTGCAGGCGTTGATGCAATAGATCCTGCAACAGGAACAATACAGAGTGCATTCGGAACCATGAGTGGTCCGTTGATTCTTTCTCGTTCTCCTGAGCCAGACGACGACGAAAGATATGACGGATTAATTGCTGCAACAAAACAATATGTTGATGGATCGTCTTTTGGATCGTCTGTTAACCTGTATGTTGCTACATCAGGAGCAGATGAACGTCCAGGTGTTAGTCCCGCATTGCAAGGTAGAGCACTTGCATACGCATATAAAACAATTGAGGCAGCACTGAAACGTGCAGAAGAACTTGTAAGAGAATCAGAAGACGATATTGGTCCTTATAAGAAAGTTTTAACATTCAATAGTGGAAATGATTCAGTTACACTTGCAGGTGTTGGAACAGCACCCACTTCAGGATCAGGCTTTGCGGGGATTGCTAAATTAAGTGTTGACACAATTACACTTAATAATGCAGGTACAACTTATAACGTAGGTGATGTAATTACATTATCAGGCGGTACTGGAACTGCTGCAGAATATGAAGTTTTAACAACAGCATCAACTCCTGGTGCGGTTGTAACATTTAGACAATTATCATCAGGTAACTATACTACAATTCCTGGTTCAGTAGGAGTTGCAACAACAACTGATAGTGCATTTGGTAGTGGAGCAACTTTCAATGTAACTTATAAAGTTAACAACGTTGACATCACTACTGGTGGTTCAGGTTATAGTTTAGTATCAGTAAGAATTACCGGCGGCGGCGGAACAGGTGCATTTGGTGTAGCAACTGTAGTAAGTGGAGAAATTACCAAAGTTGAAGTTACTGACACAGGTAGTGGCTTTACTAGTTCACCAACTGTTGTTGCTGATTTACCTAGATTTTTACTTAGAACAGACGGACAAAGAACAGATTTTACAGGTGATGTATTAACAGATACCCCAGTTGCATTTAGAACAAGAGATATTAGAGAAGGTTTATACTTACGTGGTGAAGATTCAGGTGCACTTGCGCAGATTCTTGCACATGAAGGAGCATTAGATAGTAGCGGTAACGAGATATTTGATGTGGATATCAAGTATGGCACATTCCAGATAGGAGAAGTTATAGCCTATGGTGATATTACTAACCAAGTTCAAATTTCAGTATTCATAGAAAGCGGTGTTTACGAAGAAAACTATCCTTTAAAAGTTTCACAAAACGTTGCTATTATTGGTAATGAATTTAGACGTGTAATCATAAAACCAAGAAAAGGAACTTCAAGTTCTCCTTGGGCATTTCAAAAATTTAGAAGAGACACTAATATTGACGGCTTAACAACTGCTACTCAATTATACGGTCATCACTATCTAGCAGATAGCACTGAGCCTGTTTATCCAAAAATTAATAACCCTGGAAACTATAAGGCATCAGCAGCTCTTATCAAACTGAATAGAGTGTTCTTGCAAACTGAAATGGTAGCGTGGATCAACTATCAAATAGCAAATAATTTATCGCCTTTTACTAGTTCGTTTGAGTATGACGAAAAATTATGTAAAAGAGACTATGGATTAATTCTAGATGCTATGATATTTGATATTACCTATGGCGGGTATGACAGAACAATATCAGCAGGTTTAAAATATTATCAAAGTGCTAGCGGAAGAAAAGCAATAACCGATCAGTTATCCGAATCACTTGCTGGCCTTGCACATTTACAAACATTGGTTAATGCTATTGTTAATAATAATAATATATCAACTGTTTACAATCAAATATTAACACAAGTAAAAGATACTGCTTTTGTTAAAGAAACAGGAACAGAAGCAGTATTAGATGATTTGTTTGATGCATTCGAAGACGTTATTGACGGTTCAGGCAGTGTTAACTATCCTAAAGACAATGAGGACATGGATGTGTTCCTTTGTAACGATGCAGTGATTATTAGGGCTGTAACAACTCAAGGGCATGGTGGATTCACAATGGTGCTAGATCCACAAGGACAAATTCTTGCTAAGTCACCGTACTGTCAAGAATCAGCATCGTTCTCAAAATCAATTAATGCCCAAACATTTGCGGGTGGTATGTTTGTTGACGGCTTTGCTGGTAACTTACAATTTAAACATACTGCTACTGTAGCAGGAACTGATAATACAAGAATTGAAGTTTCAGGGCTAGATAGAATTCCAAATCTTCCAGCATCGTTTATTGTTAATGATGATATTTTTAGAGTAAACTATGTCAGAGATTTTGTCTTTGATCCTCAAGGGTCTACTGCAACATTCTCATTAGACGAAACTACTCCGTTTACTGAAATACCCGGATCGCAAACTCTTACATCAATTAGTTTTGGTACTCCAGCAATATTTACATTTGTTAATCACGGGTTACAGGCTAATTCATCAATAGTACTTTCAACAACAGGAACACTACCAGCAGGACTTGTTGCTGGCAAGGAATATTACATTGCTGAAAACGGATTGACTAGTAATACATTTAGACTTACAACAACATTTGGTGGAACAACACTTATAGATACAACTGATGCAGGAACCGGAACACACAGTTATCAAAGACTTTACGAAGTTCTAATGCCTGGTAACAGATCAATGCTTTCAAATGACTTTACACAGGTTGCTGACATGGGGTACGGACTACTTGCAACTAACGGTGGATTGACTGAAGCCGTTTCAATGTTTACCTATTACTGTTATACTTCATACATGTCATTGAACGGTGCGCAGATTAGAAGTATTGGTGGATCGTCTGCACATGGTGTGTATGCATTGGTTGCTGAAGGATCAGATCCTTTAGAAGTACCAACTCCAACTACAATATATTATGATTTAGCACAACAAGTTGATTGTTACGCACCCAGTCCATTATTTGCAAACACAGCAAACGGATTGTTTATCAATGTTACTAATTACGATTATACACCACTTAATAATTCAGAACTTGAAGTTGACCACGGTGCTTTAATTTATAGATATCCAGTTACTTCAGTTAGTACAACTGACTTACCAGACGGTGTTGCTAGACTGAACTTAACATCAGACGATACAGGAAACTTTGAAGGACTATTTGCAGTCATTCCAGATCAAACAAAGATGACACTGCGTTCTAATTCGCAGATATTGTTAACTGGAGAACTTGCTGATGTTGCTACAAGACCTTCAACTGGTTTGAGATTACAAGAATCAAACGATGTTTATCGTGTTCTACAATTTGAGTCTTACGATGATACTGTTGATGGTAGAGGCAGACTTGAGTGTACATTCACAACTGCTGACCCAACAGTAATTGCTTTTCTATTAGAAGTCACATCCATTGATAGTAATATTGCTACAACAGCAAGAAGTCACGGATTAATTGCTGGCGATACGTTTACTGCACAGAGTACGGCGAACGGATTTGTCAACAGTACCACATACTATGTAATTGATGTGCCTACATACGACACATTAGAATTTTCAACTACATCAGGCGGTTCGACTCATACGTTAACAAACGGCACTGGATTATCAATTAAAGGAATTATTCCTCATAAACAATTGGCTGATTATAGATTAAGTTTTGCAAATAGTGGCGGAACATTGCCAACAGGTATTAGCGAGGCTATTCCACAGTACTTTGTTTTAGAAACAGGACTTACTACAACAAGTTTTAGAATTTCAGAATCTCTTAACGGTGCTGCTGTTGCAGTTACGGCACCAGGAACCGGAACTAATAGTGCGGCTGCAGAAGGTATTACTAAAACTACACTAAGAGAAAACTATAACTACATCGACTTAACAATGTATAAGCCGGGAGAATTTGTTGGAACGTCAGGTGCTGCACCAGTTGTTCCTGGAACATCATATGCTATTAGTTCATTTACTATTGCATCACCTGCTGCGGGCATAGTTGTTACGAGTGCACCACACGGGTTAGCAGTCGGCGATGTTATTAAATTCGAAACTACTGGAAGTTTACCAACAGGTATTACCGACGCAGCACAATATTATGTTTCCGATAATGATGCTGATTCATTAGGTGCTAGTTCCGTTCAATTTACAGTAACATCAACACCACCGTCACTTGCTGCATCTTTAGAAATTGCGTTTAGTGGAACCGCTACAGGCACGGCAGTTTATGGACCGGTAACTGGTAGGGCAGGAGATACAACCGTTGCGGTTGTTCCGGTTGCTCCTCAAGAAAGAGGTAGAGTTACAGACAGTATTGTATGGTTTAACGGTGAAAGATATGTGATTGATAAGTACGAATCAGAAGATGATCTAGCCGAAGCATACGCAAGAATTACATTGGATAGACCATTAGAAGATTCATTAATACAATATGACGGAACGTATACAATTAAATCACATGTTCCTATTAGAACAATAAATGCTAACGGCAATCTAACTATTAGGATTTCGTTAACTCGTGTTACATCACATGACTTACTAGAGATTGGTACAGGATCATATGCGGATACTAACTATCCAAATGAACTTTTTGGACCAGCAGTAAATGCTGTTAATCCAAGTAACGAAACTGAAGAACGTTCAGTGGGACGTGTGTTCTATGTAACCAGTGACCAATTTGGTAACTTTAACGTTGGACCTTACTTTAGGGTTGACCAAGGAACAGGGCGAGTAACATTCTCCGCAGCGATTGCATTGAGTAACTTGGATGGTATTGGATTTAAGCGTGGTGTTCCTATTAGTGAATTCTCAACAGACTCTGGCTTTAGTGATAATGCTGTTGACACAGTTCCTACAGAGAATGCAGCCAGATTATATATTGAAAGGCGATTAGGTCTTACGCACGGTGGAGCGGTAGTTAGTCCAACTTCAAACTTAATTCCGCCAATCAGCGGCGGCTTTATGGCATTGGACGGTCAATTAGCCATGAAGGCAGACATGGATATGAATCAACATAAGATTGTTAATGTTACTGATGCTGTTAATCCGCTAGATGCTTTGAACCTTAGAAGTTTAACTTTTGATAATTTACAGAACTTTACATTTACAGATTTGTCTGCTAATCAATTGCTTGTATTCACAGGGGTTGATAGAGAAGCAATTAACGCAGAAGTAGTTGGCGACATTACACTAAACATTGATTCAACAGCAAACACTATTGATGCACAAATTGAACCGGACGTAATTTTAGATGCTGACGTAAACACAAATGCAGATGTTGCACAGAG